AATCATTTGTTGCCTTCTATGAATATCACCTAATAAGGCTAAGTCATATCCATCAAACATTTCTGTTGTAAAATGACGAGATGAAATAGTAAATCCTATATCAGTAGTTGCATCTAAAATAGGTCCGTGAAAAAGAGCAACGTTAATTGTATCTGAATTTAGTTCATCAAATTTCCAATTCTCTTTATCATCAAAAATAGAAAAAGTATCAAATCGTACTCCTCCATAAACATAGGTAGATGTATCTCTTAAATAAACTAAATTGGGCAAATTAAGTGCATCTACAATTGGACTTAATACATCCAATCTACCTACGTTGTTAAGATTACAATCGTGGTTTCCAGCAATTAAAATAGTTTGTGTTAATTCACAACACCTTTTAAGAAAGTAATTTATTTCATTTACTAACTCAGGTGACATTTCTAATTTAGCGTGAGCTAGATCTCCCGCTAAATAAATTAAGGAGTCTTCAACTCCTCTTTTTTTAATATCATCAAACAATCTATCAAAAACTTCTCTATATTCCTGATGTCTTTTTAAGTTTCTAATATGAATGTCTGCAATATGATAAATTCTTTTAATTTTATTCATATCTTATTTTAATATGGAAGAACTTATATTATATAGTTTTTCTTTTATTAAGCTTTCCCAACTCAAAGTTACGGATTTTTTCTGATATTTCAAAATATTTTGAAAGGAAATTTCACCAGCATCTTTCTCATCTAACTTAATGTTTTTAACCTCTTTTACATATGATTTAATTTTATCATATAAGCTTAGAGCTTCTGTTTGTGCATCATTATCTAAACAAATGTAAATAAGTTTTGGTTTTTTATCTTTAATTTCTTTATCTAATTTTTTTTGTACAAATTTACCTAATAATGGAATAGCATTTCTTTTTAATCCTATTGCATCAAATACACCTTCACATAACACTATTGGTTGTTTCCAATTTATTTGATTTTCAAATACAATTATATCTTTACTTACAGGTGGATTTTTATATTTTTGTTTTTCATCTGCAAATATACTTCTAGCTATAAAATAATTTAATTGGTTATTTTTATCATATGAAGGTATTATAATTCTACCGGCATATAAGCCTGTTTTACAAAATCCTATATTATATCTGATAATATGTTTTTTATTAATTCCTCTCTTTTTTAAATAAGCTATTGCTTGTCCTTCAATTGGATTTAAAACATTATACGATAACTCTAATGCTGATACAAATTCTTCAGGCAATAATAAGGTAGAATGTGATTCATCTTCCTCATCTACTTCATCTAATTTTTCTAAAATATCTTTAATTGTTGTAATCCAATCACCATTATTTTTTTTTATTTTATCTATTAATTTTGAATATGTGCCAGTAAGATTAGAAAGTTCAATTAATTCACTTTCTATCATGCCAATCTTTTTTCCTAAATAAGTTAAGTTACCACCAGCATTACATGTCCAACAATGAAATTTATATGATTTATCGTTTATTTGAAGTTTTTGTTTGTGGTGATGACAAAATGGACAATAATATGCATATTCATTTTTCTTAAGTGTTAAATGTGTACCTAAGTATTTATCAAAAAGTTGTATTATTTCCATACTCAAATATACGGAAAATATGTTAAATAAAAAACTTTTCTAGTTTCTTTTCTGTACTACCTATTAAATTATAAGGTCTAAAATCTTGTACTTCTATAAATGTGGAATTAAATTGTTCTTTTTCAAATCCCCATCCTTCAATACAACTATAATAACCAAATGGGTATTTTTTTGTAATTACTAAATCTAAATATTTTCCATTACCAACCCCAATAGTCATCAACACACAACTTTTACCATATCGGTTTAGTTTTCTAAAATTTGCTACTAATCCTACAAAATACGTTTGGTTACCTTCTTTTTCAACACCCATATCAGGTAAGAATTCTTTGTTATCCCACCAACCTTGCTTTGTTAATTTATCGTATATAGTTCCGTTTACATCACTTTTTATTTGAACACCATTGTTTATTGCTTCTCTTTTGTGTACCCATTTTTTATATGATGATTGATTATGTTTAAGTGTTGCTTCCCAAAACTTTTTAGGATTACGTGCTTTATGATATGCCAATGCCCAAACCATTTGACCGTATGCTATTGAATGTCCTTTTGCAAACGAATATTTACGAAGATGTGTTAATTCTTCTAATACAGATTTATTATTACATCTTTCTTTAAATTCTTTTATTATATCCTGCCTTAAATTTGCAAATCCTCTACGATACCTATCTGCTTCTGAAAGAGTACAACCCACTGCTGATGATATAAATGTAAGTGCATCTTCATCATATACAAACATTGCTTTACCATCTCTAAAATAACTTGCTTTTCTACCACCATCTGCTGCGGCTGGTCTAATTAATGCTAATGCTAATGCAACATCATACATATTTTTTGGTTGAATAGCTAGAATAGTTTTTCTCATTGTTCTACTCTCACTTTGTGTCAACCCTAATACATCACCACTACATAATAATTCTGATGTAAGTTTATCATCAAATGGATAATCACATAATTTAGTTTGTGGATCTAATTCTCTTAATTGTGCTAACCCTCTATTACAAAGTAAATCAATTTTTATCCAATTGTTATCTTCAACATCATACTTATCTACTGCTATTTGGTTTTCTTTTAAAATTAAATCTTCAGGTATACCATCTTTCCAAATTACAATACCACCACAATGTTTACTCCAATTTCTTTGTGTACCCATTAATTCTTCAGCAATCTCATAACACTTTTGTTGTGTTTCTTTATCACTAAAAATCTTTTCTACCTTAAAATATTTGGGAACGAACTTACGATAACCACATTGACGAATTGCTTCTCTTAATGCAGTTTTTTCAGAATACTTTACTCTGTTTGAAATACGAGAAACCATATTAGGATATATTTCACCTACATCTGAAAGTATTGTATCCCTTACATCGTAGGGTACATCAATATCAAAATCAGGTTGATCTTCTCTCGTCCAATTAAGGAATCTTTCTAACGGAATGTTTTCTTTTATAGGGTCAATGTCGTGAATACCCATATAGTATGCTACCAACGAACTAGCACCACTTCCTCTCAATAACCAAAGTGAATTTCTTCGTTTGATAACTTGTACAATATCCCACACTTGTTTATAGGTTTCTACAAATCCTTTTGCCTCAATTATTTCAAACTCTTCTTTTAACCTTCTAACGTAATCAATGTGTGTTGGATATTCTTTTACAAATCTTTCTATCAACACTTTTGACATATAACCTATTCATCAAACCAACTATCTGGTATGTTTTTATCGGCGTACTTAAACCCGTTTTTTTCACACCAATCCGCATAGGTGGTTTTTGATTTTTTATTTATTTTGTTCTTTGAATTTGTAAATACGAAACGTATATCTAAATGAGGATTTTGTGCTTTAACTAATAAATGTTTTTTCCTATCGGCTAAAACAAATCTTCCCTTAGTCTCTACTCTGATACCATTCGGTAACTTAAAATCAGGATGGTAATTATGTTCAGAAGCAGGTACAATATAAGAAACCTGTTCGGACTCATATTCCACTTTAATTCCTTTACTATCAATTTGTTGGGAAATACTTTCTTCGAGACCTGATTTAAATCCATTTTTTTTACCTACCCACTTAGAACTCTTTTTCGTAACCTTTTTCTTTGCCATTAAATTTATGGGTTTGCTGGTTTTTTATACCTTTTGTCTTTATTGTATCCGCTTATTGTTATAGTATTATCTATATAATCCTTTGTTGTATTTAAAGGTAAAAACTCAGGTGTAGTTGATTTATTTTCGTTAACCATAGCATATTCAGTTTTATTTCTATCAGCTGGAGTAAGATTTGCGGTGAAGCCACCTGCTGCATCTCCTTTATATGATATGTTTGTTTGTTGAGGATTAATACCTTTAATAAAATCGGTTGTTATAGGTGATGTACCACCTGCCTTTTTTGCATCATTAAATCCTGTTGCACCAGGTCCTGCACCACTTCCAAATTCAGAACTAGCATTATATGTATCTAAAATTGAACCTTTCCAATTAACTGCCATAATATTTTCCCTTTTGTTTTATATAAATATAATTAATTTTTTATTTCGTAATCATCTCTTTTAAAAAGCGTATTATCAAAATCAAAATCTTTATTATAATGTTTTGTTTCATATATTAATGGATTATTTCCTAATCCCCAAAATCTATTTTCAACATCTGTTCTAATTTTTCTATTACCTATATCTGTTTTGACTGTCTTAGCGTATTTACCGGTAACTGCCCAAAAGTTTGCTGTCATAAACCAATACGGTTTGTCCCAATCATATTGATGTTTACTTACACCATAAACATTATAATTCTTATTATCTAATATGTCTAAAATAAAATCAATTCTTTCTAATAAAAAATAATTTAACATTTGGCGCCAACTTACTTTTAAATTATAAACTTTTTTATTATGAAAGTGTGTTATTCCTTTTGTATGAATATAAATGATTATATCATCATCATCATAAAGTTCTTTATCACCTTCTATTAAATTTAAAGTATTCCACTCTGAATGGCAATTTTCAATAGTTCTAATTTTATAATTTTTCTTTTTAATATATTCTATTACATCATTTAATATTATCTCATTATTGGATTTGCATATTCCAATATTAAGTTCGTATATAAATTTAAAATATTTTTCAATCAATCCAATCTGTTCTTGTACAACGTCTAATACTCCTTCTGTTGCAAAAACATGATAATAAATACGAATCATTAAGTGTCAATTCTTATTAAGAAATTTACCGGTAAATCAGGAAATGATTTTATAGGGGTAGGTAATTTTGCAACTGCAACCATTTCGTAGTTTTCATCATATAAACCAATAGTTGTAATATATGGAGCTAGATAAGATCCAGTTGGATCAATTGATGAACTATATTCGTAATTATTAAATTCTGCTTTTTGATATTTATCACTATTTTTCCAAGTAATTTTTGTTTGATTAAATTTTTTTAATGAACAACCAATTAAACCATCTTCTAATATTTCACTTGCATAAAATGTATAAACCGTATTTTCATCTATTGCTAATGTTACTTCATTATTGTTTGTATCATTATATAAAACATATCCACCGCCAGTATTTAAATCAACACTTCGTGCATCAACTTGATACCAAATCCCATCATCTAATATAATGGATTTGGTTTCTATGTTATTTTCTATTATTGCAGTTGGATTTGTAGATACATTAAATTCACCTTCATTTACATTTATAAAAATTTCATTTTCATAAATCGTTTTTGTAGATTGATATGATAAATCCCAATTACCATTAAGAATATTTGATCTACTACCACTCTCAACTTGTCTCGTTATTGTAATTAAGCCATGTGAATAAAAAATATTTCCAACTGTAGGTGATACTAATTGTTCTTCTGTAAGTGTAATATCTCCAATAAAATTAATTGTACTATTTTGAACATCTACAATTAAATCTGTAAATTGAACTGCATCCGAGTCAACTTTTATATAAAAAATACCTGTATTTGCATCTACGTTATACAATGCGTTTAATGCCCACAAATTTAGTGTAACTTCTTGTCCTATAGCATCTTTAAAAATAATTTGTTCTCCTTCAACATTAAACGATACTAATTCAAAACTATTATCATTTGATATTAAATTACCATAACCATCATCAAAAATTCTTTCGTTTGTTTCATCAAAATCTAATACTAAAGATGTGGGTTTTATTTTTTCACCAAACTTTGTTTGGGGAATTGTAATTACAGCTGCTTTTTGTTCTAATGCTCTATATGCACCAAATGAACTTGTTGTAAGTTTTGTACTTTTAAAATCACCAAAAGAAACATATGGATTATCTGGCTCTTTATAATACATTGTATAAAGTTGATGCCACATACCCTTTCTATGTAATTCATCTTCGGATAATAAATCCAAACTAGCAGTAAAATTATTTGTTGCTAAATAAGATTTAAATCCACTACCACTATCAAATTGATTTGCAGTAAATTGTTTATAAACTTTAAATGGTCTTAAATTTATATCAGATTTTGGAATTTGTTTTAACATATCAATAATAAATATTAAATAAAATAAAACCCAATCTTACGGGATTGGGTCTATGTTGTCTGATTTTTGTCCTACGATACTTTCAAACAATATTTTAGAAATCTAATTTAACTTTAATTAAAATTTCTTTTGAGAACGATTTTGCTATTGGTTTAGATGTTTTAGCAACTGCTAATAATTCATTTGCATCATTATATAAACCCACAGTAGTTGGATAAACAATAGGTTCTGTTTTAAATGTAGGTTGAACAAAAGAGCCGGTTGCATCCACAAATGTAGGATTGTTTGAATAGTTAAATTCTCTATTTGTAACCCTTACAAAATAATGTGCGGTAGAAACATTTTCAATTCTTCTTGCTTCAAAATCACCACCTTTCTTAAGAGCGTTAAATATTTTTTTATGATTAAATTCGTATGATACATAGGAAGCAGATGGTGCTAATTCTCCACCAACACTTGCACTTAATGCGGTTGGATTAAAAATTAATACACCATAATCAGGATAGAATTTACCAAATCCTTGGTTATTAGATGCAACATATGAATTTATTGTTGGATCAATTGCTTGTCCTAAATTAAGTGAACCACTTACAATATTATATTCATTTACACCTGCGTTTGAAGTGTTGAATTTTTCATTACTATTATCAATAAAAGTAAATAAACCATTTGAACCTGACAAATTTAATTCCCAGTTACCGGCATCCATTCTTTCTCTATAATTTGCACGTGCTAAATTAATAACGTATATGTCATCAATTTGCCAACCATCTTCAGTAGAACCAGAGTATACTCTAAATTTATTTTCATTAGTATCTGTCAATAAAGCTCTATATTGAGCATATATAGCTTTTGTAGGTAAAGTTGAATTATCATCTACATCTAATGTAGAAGCACCGGCACCACTTATATGGCCATATGTTACTGCTAATTCTACATCTAACGAAGATGTTGCATCTACATCACCACCATATACGTTATAATAGTATTCATCAGTTGCCGAACCACTTTGCCCTGCTACAGATGCATCTGAACCGGTATAGAATAAAGTTAAACTTCCGTTGCCACTACTCCATAATCCAGTAGTAACTATTTCATTTTTTGCAGGTACAATATCAGTTGTATTAAATTGTTTATATACCGCATTTGTAGTTACACCTGTTTCTGTTACTAATCTTTCACCCGTAGTTAAATAATTATTAATTATCGCTGCCAATTGTGTTGTATCAATAACACCATTAGCAGATTGTCTTTGTTGATTTAAATAACTAGCTAAATCATTTGTAAGTTGTGTACCGGTATTTGAACCTAAAGTTGCCATATTCTTATTCTATTTTATATTATGGTGCTACATAAGTAACGGTTACCGGAATAGTTACACTACCACCAGTTTCGTTACCAAATATAGTTAATGTTGTTATCAATGTTGAAGTTAATGAACTATTTGGAATAAATGTAAAGGTTAAACCTCTTACTACCTCTGCAGTTGCAGTTACACTATTTGTAAATGTAGTTGTTGTTATGTTTGCATTTGTCAAACCTTCACCTATCAACTGTCCTGCATTTTTGTTTCCTAAAACTGCTGTATATCCACCATTTAAATTACCAGCTGGTGATGTAAATGGAGTAATAGGCTGTTTACCACCGGTAGTTTTTGCTGAAATAGAGCTTACGTTTAATGATACAGAAGGTATTCTTACTGTATTTTTTGGTAAAGTTACCAATTTATACCTAAGAGCCTGTGTTTCATCAGGACTTGCTTCCAAAATAGGCGTTGCTAAAATTGCTGAATCATAATATGCAGAACCCTTTGGATGGGCTGCGTTATATAATGAATAATCAATTTCATCATCACCTAATGCGAATTGTGTAATTGCTAATGGTTGTCCAGCTGCTAATTTTTCTCTACCTTTTTTAGTTAAGATAGCATCTACTGTAATTGTTGTGTTATCTAAGTATGCCATAGTTGTTTTATATTTCTTTTATAAATATATAAAATATTTTTTCTTTACATTATTTTAATCTACTTCCAATATTGGTTCTGTTAATGCTCTTCCTTGTGGAGAAATTCTAAGGGTAGTTGGATTACTTACAAATGTTTCAAAAGCTGGTCTACCATCAATTGTTGTAAATGATCCTGTCACTCCGTTTAATATATAAGATGTTTGCTTACATCCTTTATAAAATAGATTTTCTCTTCCTAAATATCTATCTTTTTTATAAATATAATGCGTTGGTAAATATCCACTTGCAGTTTCAATATTTGTAATTAAAGGATCAGTTGCTAAACTACCTGTGAATTCTACATCACATATAATAAAATCTGTAAATGATGATGTAACTGTTCTTAATATTTCTCCCTCTTCTAAACTTTCGAGTGTACAACCAATTAAACCATCTGTTAATATTTCGTTTGCGTAAAAATAATATACCTTTGCTTCATCTATTGCCAAAGTTACTTCTACATTATTTTCATCTATGTATAACACAAACCCACCGTTTACTGGCAAACTAAGAGCTAAAGGTGTTGCATCTATTCTATATCTATTTGTTTTAATAGGTTCTTTAAGTGTTGTTGTTTTTGTTACAATAAATCCACGTATACCTTTTGATTTAAATATTCCATTTTCTTCGTAATAGTATTTTGAATAACCATTATTAAAATATGTTCCATATCCATAGTCTTCTAAATTATTAAATCCAATAATTTGACCACTATTATTTAATTCATAACTAGATACAACAGTAGGATAAATTCTTCTATAATCAATTGTACCATCATATGTTATATAATCACCATTTGCAATTTCTGATGTATCATATAAAATTAATCCTTCATTTGATATAACACTTGATTCTAATGAATACACATCATTAGCAAATATTTCTGCATCATAATCAAGTTTTTCACCATCAATTATTTCCGTAAATTCATTAACGGCTAATGTTCCATCATATGTATCGTATGATGATACTAATTCCGTTATTTGTGTGTCTGTAATTGTACCTTCATAAAATAATTTTTCTAATACAGGTCTATTAATTTTATGTTTACTTCTTTCTAAAAAATGTGGAGCTATAAGTAAACCCGTAGTTGGTTTTACTCTTGCTGGCAACATTTGTTTTATATTTTCAAAAAGTGATTTATCGTAATAACGAATTAGTTGTATAAACTCATAAATGTTTCTATTACTTACTCTTTCAAAATAGTAATGGCGTAATTTATCTAAATTTTTGTATGTATATTGGTAATCATCATTTGGATCACCAAAATAATCATCAATACTTTCTCCACCAATAGCCTTTGCTATTTCTAAATCTAAATCTTTATTTGGAGAAAAGAATAATCCTAAACGATTTGAATCATTTGCTGCGGTATCAAACGCTTTTTTACTTACTCGTTTTTTCGCAGATAAATCTCCAAATAATTCTTGTGATTCTAATCTTACTTTATTATTAGAATATCTTGTAATACCTGTATTTGGAAGAGTAACACAAATATCTTTATTAATGTATTTAAAATTCCAATGTTGTTGTGATTGTGTATCATATACCGATGCACTTACAAATCCACTTGCACTTAAATCACTCATATAAGTTGCTATTGGTGCAACGTTTTTAATCATTCTATTTTCTGAACCTGTAGGAAATAGGTAATGTGGATATTCAAAATCTAATCTTACTAATAAATCAGTTGTTGATGCTGAAATATGATTTCCTACAATTGCTTCACTATTAACCAAATGTACATCAAATACGGATTTACTTAATGCAGATTTCCATATTCTAAATTCATCCATTTCTCCGTTAAATCCGCCAATAACAATTTGAGAACCACTTACCCAATCTAATGAACCAGTGTTTGAGATTTCACTTTGTGCAACTATTCTATCTTTATCGGCTTCTCCGTAGTATAATGTGTATTCATTTCCTTCCTTATTTAACATTACGGAATGAAAATTTCCATTATATATTCGGTATGGACTTGATGTTAAAACATTTGAACCTGCTATATCTAATTTAAATACACCATATTCTTCATTAACATTACTACTACTTAAATTTGCAATATATCCACCACTTATATAAAGGTTAAATCCACTTCCACTTACTAATTGAATTGAACTACTGTATTCTGGTTTTATTCTAAATTCAATACATTCTGGTTTAGTACCATAACTTCCTGTCCAACTTGCTGATAAGAAAGAAGAAGTTGTAAATACTAAAGTTGATGTTTGTGTTTCATAAACAAATGTAGAACCACTTGTTGAATTTGAAGAAGGCCCACCAAATTCCATTATAGTTAATGCAGTTTGTGGAACACCATAACAAGACATCAACGCTTTTATTCCTCTTGCAGTTCCTTTATATTTTAAAAGATATGGTAGATTGTTTGCTATTCTTCTCCATATTTTTTTTGAATATTGTTCTGGTGTTATAATGTAACCATCATCCGTATTTTTAAAGAAAGTGCTTTCTTCTACGTTTTTACCAAACAACCATTCCCATAAATTTTTACTATTATTTAAATCCTTAGCATCCCAACCAAAAGATTCTAAATAATTGTATAATAAATTATCATTGATACCATATGAATTAGAATCACTTATTAATCTTTGTTCTGTAATTCCTTTGATATATGAATAAATTATATCAAAGTAATGACCTATCATATCTAAAAATAATAAATAATCCTGGTTAGTAGTTTCGTTTTTAATAAACTCTGGAATATTATTTTTTAAAGAATTTAAATTCATTTTATCATAAAATGATGCAGATGCAAGTGTTCCATTGTACCATTGTAATGCAACATCGGTAACTGAAGATGAATAAAACGAACCACTATTTATAAAAGAACCAGAGTTAAATCTAAATGCAAATCCATCACTTCCCGTAGGATACATACCATATGATGCACTTTCCGCCGTAAATGCTATTGTTCCACTTACTAAACTGTTTTCCCAGCCATCAAATCCACTAACTAAAGTTGATAATTTTTCTCTATATGAAGTTATTTCATTCTGAGTTGTTATTGTTGTGTTAACTAAACTAGACGATTCTAAATAATTTATTTTATCTGTATAAAATTCCGATAATTCTTTTTTATATCTAAAATTTGCCAATCTCTCTACGGCACTACTATACTTAATAAAATTAGAAAAATTTGTAAAATCAATATTAATTTTTTCTGTTTCTACAAAATTTTGATTTAAGTATTTATCAATAATTTGTTGAGATGTCTGTGAACCACTCAACACTAAGTTATCAAATGTTTCATATGTTGTTGAACGTCCTAAATCAATACCGGTCTCAATTCCAAAATTTGGGGCTCTTAAAGGTAATCCTAAATCTGATGCATCGCTCGTTACAATTATCCTTTGAATTATTGGTAACGCCATTATTTTAGAAACCCACAACAAATCATTTTTTGTTATGTTTTCAGGTAAAGGTTCGTATAATTTTAAAACTAATGATTTATTAATGTTACCATCAGGGATATCATTTCCTAATTCATCTTTTTTAAACTTTGTAAATGTAGCTAAATCCGTTTCCCAATTACTAATTAAAATTTGTTTATCATCAATATCAAATGCTGCGTTGTGAGTTAAGTATTTTTGATTTTTATCAACTGTAAAATTAATTTTTGGGTATATAGCATCATAAAGAGCCTTTTTTAATTCATCAGTTGATATATAAACACCACTATCAATTGCATTAATTGAAATTCTTTCGATTTCTCCTTTAATTAAGTTACCATTTGATTCATTAAATGGAATAATTAATAATTCTAATTTGTTATTTACAAATTTATTCTTTAAGTTTTTGTAATTAAATGTTAGTTTATCAGTTGGTTGACATTTAATTAAAAAATTAGAATCAATTTCTTTTTCAATATAAAATAAAATATAATCTGCTAATTTACTTTCTACATTTATATTAAAGTTTACATTTCCAAATGTAAATGATTCTATAACTAAATTAGTTGGATATTCTATTTTATCAATAATTGGAATATCTAACTCTTTATTAATATTGACAATAAATTCTTTTTTTACTCCATCCCCATACAAAGAAGAATGTGGAACAACAATTATCTTAAAACTACCTAAATTATTCTCAAAATCTTTTTTGAAATCTAATTCTAATCTTACACTCTTTGCACTTACTGCATTAACATTATAATTAAATTGTTTAAATGGCGTAATTACTTTTACATAATCGGTATTTTTAATTTGAAAATCAATTTCAAAAATTTTACTTTTTGTTTTTGAATTTACAATTGATTCATCTACAACAAAATTAAATGAATCTTTTGACAATACTAAATTAGGGTAGCTATCAGAATTAGGTTCAGTTTCTAAAAATACAATTATATTTTGAGTAAATTTATTTTGATCTAATGTAAAAAATTTATCTGTTACCTTATTAAAATCTGCATAGTT